TACGCCTACGTGCTCGAAGTCGGCCGCGTCGTCGCCGAGGCCCCGGGGCAGGAACTCCTCAAAGATCCCAAGGTCAAGGAAGCTTATCTCGGTGGCTGATCTATCCTGCGCATCGGTAGATGGGCTATCTCATGCAAAGGGGATGCTTCAATAACAATCGCCAGTGAAAGGTATCTCCCGTGTAAAAGAAGCTGTTTTTTTCTGCAAAAAGCGGATTAAACCTTGACAGAGAACACTCTAAAGCGTATCAACTCAAATTCGGAACGGGACGTTAACTCAGTAGGTAGAGTATCTGCCTTTTAAGCAGAGAGTCGCAGGTTCGACCCCCGCACGTCCCACCAAATATTTTAAGGGTTTACACTCTAATGAGTGTAGACCCTTTCCTCGTTTTGCTACCCTATTGCTACCCTGCGGCGGATTGGTGAGTTCTCGCGCCCGCTGCCTGCTACCTGTTTGCTACCCTGCTGCTACCCTTGCCGGACAGAGCGCGTCTGCTTCCCGCTTCGTATTCGTGCTACTCGCCGGGGACTTGACTCCGGCCCGGATTCCGGGCAATCTGACTTTCCCCAAACACTACAAGGCTTGCCGAAGCCTTCGCCAGCGCCCCACGCTGGAGAGAATAGCGGCGTTTCTTGTTTCTGCCACCGAAGCACCTCGGGCCTTTCGTCCGTGGGATGCGGTTACATATTGGCGGAACAACGTCCTGATGTTCGTGAGACTCAGGCGGCCTTGTAGTGGCCGGGGAGCGTTGTTCCGCCTTTTTTGTTTCCCAATCCCAAAACACTACAGGTGGCTTATGTTTATCATCTTTTCCCTTTCCCGGCCCGGAATGTGCGCCGGGGCCCTCCCGTTGCATCAACTGCTCCACAAGCTCGCCCGTTCCGGGCAGCACAAGGCCGTGGCCGCCCTGCGCGGCCTGTCCGCGCCCCTGCCGCCGGACGTCCGCGTCCGCTGGCGTATCTACGGCACGTCCCTGTCCGTGGAGGTGGCGTCATGATTGCCCTGAATGAACGCATCCGACTGGCGCTGCTCAAGGAGTGGGTACAATCCCTGTACGCCCTGCGAAATCTGGAAAACGTCAATGCCCGGCACCGTGTCCTGACGCCAGACGAAGAGGCGGAACTGTCCGCGACCGCAGGGCATTATACGTGGATTGCACAAAGGTATGGCAAGCTCCGCGAGCGTTTGGCGGAAGAACGGGCCGAAGCCGCGAAGGAAGCGAGTTTCAATCCGCAGCACGTGGCGTTTTCCTACTACTACCAGTGCGACATTGCCGAACGCTTCCGGTGGTGCCCCCCGTTGCGCTGGTGGCTCATGCGGGACGCCGCGCGGCGGCTTGAGCGCGTCTGTTCCAGAATGGCGCGGGAGGGCTGGCAATGAGCGCGCGCATACAAACCCTTCCGGCGGACATCACCCTCGGCAACCCCGACGTGCTTTCGCTCTACGCCCAGCTTTTGGCGGGCGAACGGTTCGGGAAGCGGTTCGGCAACTGCCCGGTGTGCGGACGGCAAAAATTTACGACGCGCACGACCTGTTCCCGCGCCTACTGCGCGCAGGTCTGGAAAATCGCCAAGGGGCTGTATCGTCTCGCGCCGTCGTTTGAAGAGCCGAAGCCGACCGTCATCGCGCCGAAGCCCGCGAAGAAAAAGCCTACGAAGGCAAAGCCCGTTCCCGTCGTGACGGCAGCTTCCCCGTCCGGTCCGCTTTCGGAAGCCGAACGCTGGATGGCTGAACACGCGCTGCTTGACTGCGCCCGCATGAACGCCCGTTTGGCGGCCTCGTCCTGCGGCATGAACTGGAGATGCTTTAAGCCTTCGCGCTGCGTCAACGTGCCGGACGGCGCAACGTGTCCTCCGATACCTGACGGATGGGGGCTGTAATGGGCTGGGCGCAACACAACCTCACGGCGGAAACCCGCGACCGCATCGCGCGGACGCTCTTTGTCGTGCAGCAGGAAGACGGCGACTGGCTCAACGGCCTGTGTCCGTTCCACGACGACCGCACCATGTCGTTCGGCTACAACGTGACGGACGACGTCTTCAAGTGCTTTGCGAGCTGCACGGACTCCGGCGACCTCGTTGACCTGTGGTGCAGAGTCAAGGGCTATCCCGTGCGCTCGGCGGACGGGCTGCGTGCATTCAAGCGTGAGTATGCGCAGGAAGGACTTGCCCCAGCGCCGCGCAAAACGCCCGGGCAGCTCCGGACTCGGCTGGACGTGAAGCTCCCCGGCGAAATCCCGGAAAACGTGTTCAGCGTCATGGAGCCGGTTTCCGACGCCATGATGGGCGAGCTTTCCCGGCGGCGCGGCTGGACGCGGGAAACACTGGACGAACTCGGCGTGCGTGCGCTTTCGCACTTCCGGCGCAAGGCGAATCTGTATGAAACCTTCCCGATCCGGGAACGCGACCGCGTGGCCATCCCGATCCGCGACGAAAAGGGGGTGCTCCGCAACATCCGCGTCTACTACCCGCTGGGCAAGCCGGAAAGCGCGCCCGCCAAGATCATGAGCTGGGGCAAGGGCCACGGCTCGGCCATGCTGTTTCCGGCGGCCTCGACGCTGCGCGACGGGCTGGTCATTTTGTGCGAAGGCGAGGCCGATTGCATCTGTGCCCGTTCGTACGGGCTGAACGCCATCACCCAGACCGGCAAGCCGGACGTGTGGCCGAAGTCGCACATCGACGCGCTGGCGGGCCGGGAAATCCTGCTCTGCTACGACGCAGACAAGCCGGGGCAGGCCTACGCGGACAAGGCGGAAAAGAACCTGACGCGCGCCGGGTGTACGGTGTTCCGGCTGGAATGGCCGGATTTCATGGGCCGGGAAAACGGAGAATGGCCGGACGACCACGGGCAGGACCTGACCGACTTCTTTGTCCGGCACAGGCAGGGCGTCGGCGAGTTCATGGCGCTGGCCGGGGCCGCCAGAGAACGGAGGGAAAAGGCTGCCGCATCCGGGGAGCCGGAAAGCTCCTCCGGCGTGGGCTTCATGCGCTTTTTCGACAGCGGCGTGAACGGGCGGCTGTCGTTCCGGGAAAAGCTGCTGGCGGACTGGCTCGCCGAACACTTCCCCATGCTCTACCACGACGAATCGGGCCAGCTTTACCGCTGGGAAGGCCGCTTTTTCGAGCCGTGGAGCGTGGAGCAGCTCAAGCGCGAGGCCATCATCGCGCTTGGCGACGAGGCCACGGCCTCGCGCGTGAACGGCGCGTGTTCGCTGGTGCTGGCGCTGGCGTCCATGCCCAGCGGGCGCGAACTGGACGACCGCGAAGACTGGGCCTGCCTTGAAAACGGGATGCTCAACCTGCGCACGCTGGAGTTCATCCCGCATGACCGGGACTTTCTCGCCACGGTCAAGCTCGGCGTGACGTGGCACGGCGAAAAACCGCCAAAACCGGAACGCTGGCTGCGGTTCCTCGGCGAAACCGTGCAGACGCCGGAAGTCATCATGCAGCTTCAGGAATTCATCGGCTACAGCATGACCAGGGACACCACCATGGGCAAGGCGCTCCTTCTGCTCGGCCCCGGCGCGGACGGGAAAAGCAAGGTGATCAGCATCATGCGGGCGCTGGTGGGGCAAAAAAACTGCTCCGCCGTGACCATCGCCGGACTTGAAGACCAGTTCCAGCGGGCGTCGCTGTTCCGCAAGATGCTCAACGTCGGCGCGGAACTGAGCGCGGAGGCCACCAACAGCGAGTTTTTCAAGAACGTCGTCACCGGCGACCCGATACAAGCCAGCTTCAAGCACAAGGACAGCTTCGAGTTCCGCCCGTACTGCAAACTGGCCTATGCCATGAACAAAAAACCGCGCGTGCTCGACAACTCCGACGGATTCTTCCGGCGCATTCTTCCAGTACAGTTCAAGCGGCAGTTTCTGGAGGACGACCCGACGATGGACAACGACCTTGAAAGCAAGCTGATGGCCGAACTTGACGGCATCTTTGCGTGGGCCGTGCTCGGGCTGCATCGGCTGATGAAGAACAAACGGTTCACATCCTGCGATGAAACCACGGAATTCATCATGAAATACCGTCGGTACAACAATCCGGTAATGGCCTTTGTGCAGGATCAATGCACGCTTGAAGACGGCTATGACGAAGACCTCAAGGAACTGTACAAGGCGTACAAGAGTTACTGCACGGAAGGCGGCTACAAGCCGTTGAACCGCGAAAACTTCATCGAAGAGCTGGAAACGGCGACCCGCAAGCTGCGGGAGGTCGCGGTCAAAGTCTACCGTCCGCGAGTCGAGGGCAAGCGCCCGCAGCGCGTCTCCGGCATTTCCCTGACCTCCGGTTTTACAAACAGCCTCTAGGATGCCCGTACAGCCATGTTTGCGTACAATTTGACCTGCACACAGCAAGAGGAACCGAAATGCATGTACGGGCCGTTTCCGCTTGAAATTCCGGCAAGGGGTGTTTTCCCCGTATCCCCGACAAATGACGAGGCTAGACGGTCACAAAAGCGGTCAGTAAGAAGCATGAGGCTTTTTATGGCTCAATCAGCAGTAAATACAGGACAAAAACGTTTTCATCACGCAAGTGGATCACTGGTGGTCAGTGACCCGTTGACCGTGTATCACCAGTTATGCCAGTTGGTTTCGTGGTGGTCAGCGAATTTTGGAAAAAACTCCACGCATATGCACACGCGCACACGCGCACATATATGCGTGCGCGTGCGCGTATAATTTTCTATTATTTTCGTTGACCAGTGATCCGCTTTGTGATCCAGACGGTTTTACATAAGAGGTTCACATGGTTACGACAGAAACGACACTTAACGGCATACTCTCCGCGTGGGGCATGGGCGGCGAACCTGATCATCCCACCATTTCCCTGCAGACTGCCGGGACAGCCGCACCTGTCGAACCAAGCCCATCCGATGCCGGACGGAATGAACAGAGGGGGGAGGGAGCTGTCCCCTCCCCCACGGAGCCGGAACCCAAAGCGGAAGGCTTCGGCGCAAGCATCGGAAGGAGACTGCTGGGCAACGTGTGCGACAAAAGCGTTGTTGCCAGCGGAGCCGACAGGCTCGTGGAATTATGCCGGGCGTACCCGGTCAGACCGTACCTCGTTGAGGGCGGCGGGCGCGGCTTCACCATCCCGAACGGCTGGGGCGCGAACGAAACGAACTGGGCCGTAGTCAAAGAGTTCGAGCGGCTGTGGTGGAGCGAGGCAGGAGACGAAATCGTAGAACGCTTTGCGGATAAGCTGCCCATGGTTGGACGCAGCCTGTGGGAAAAGAACGAACCTGACGGAGTGGGACTTCCCCGCTCCCGCACTGGCCGCCGGCCATAACTCCGTCGAGGTAGGTTCTTTCAGAAGCCCTTCCCACAGGGGTCGGCACAGGCGTGGGGGCGTATCGCGGAAAAATGAAATTTGATTTTGCAATATACAAAAGAAACGGGCAATGAGATGAATAACGACTTTTCCACAGCCTCGGAATCCCGCCTTTCAGGCAATCCTGTTTTTCCGCAGGACGGCTGGAATCCCCTCACCGGGCGGCGGGAATTCCGATCCGCCAATCAGGCGTGGGACATGTACGGGCAGTACAGGTTCGGCATTGCCAAGCGCACGTTTCTCAACTACGTCGGCAAGGAAAAGCGTTGCCGTCCGCGCCCTGATATGACGTATCATGTTGAAGATATAGAAAAATTTTCAACATCTGAAGGTTGGCCCCCGGCCCCTGCCTTTGCCCGGCTCGCGCCACAGGGGGAGCGGGGGGGAAACGCGGACGCCACCTGTTACGGCGAAATGTACCAGATGGAAAAGGCACTTACGCAACGCGCCGTGCGTCAGGCGAAAGAGCTTGAAGTGGACCGCAAGCTCAAGCGTCTCATTCCCCGCGAGCTGTACGAGCAATCGCTGGCGGCGGCTGCCGTTGTGACCAGCACGGGGCTGGAAGCCTTCGTCTACGATTCCGTGCGCGAGATCATCCACCTGTGCGGCGGGACGCTCGAAAAGGAAGACGCCCTGCGCGAGTACATGCTTGAGCGGGTAAAGGACTGCCTCAACGGTTTTTCCGAAGCATTCGAGTATGACGTGGAGCTGGAGGCCCGGCTGGATGAAGAGGCTGAAAAGGAGGCGCCCCGTGGGGACGCGCAGACGGATAGAGAGGCGGACGCATGACGAAACAGTGGACGCTGATCGACATGTCGCGGACGCGCAGACGGATCGTCGCGCCGTGTCCTCCCGGTGTACCTCCGGGAAGGGTGCGGTTCGAGTGGCCGGATGCCGTGCGCCGGATATGGCGGCGTCCCGAGCGGCTGTCCGTTTCCGAGTGGGCGGAACGCTATCGCGTGATGGAGCCGGACGGACCACGCCCCGGCAAGTGGAGCAACGCCACCGCGCGGTATCTGTCCGGGCCGATGGATGCCTTTTCCCTGCCGCATGTGCGGGAGGCCGTGGTGGTGGCTCCCCCGCAGACGGGCAAAACGGAAATCCTGCTCAACTGCATGGGCTTTGCAGCGGATCACTATCCCGGCCCCGCGCTCATGGTCTACGACCAGCGCGAACTGGCGCAGCGCATGAGCACGGGCCGGGTGCGGAACCTGTTCCGGCTCTCGCCCCGCCTGCGCGGGATGCTCACGGGGAAACAGGATGATGAGGCCAATTTCTTTCTCCGGCTCAGGCACATGCGCATCGGCTTCGGGTGGGCGACGTCCGTTTCCACGCTCTCCAACGTATCCGTCCGCAACCTGTTTCTGGACGAGGTGGACAAGTACGAGTCCACAAACAGGCAGGAAGCCGGGCCGGTATCGCTGGCCTACAAGCGCGTGCGCGCCTACCGGGACACGTCCAAAATCATGCTGTCCAGTTCCCCCACCACCGTGGAAGGCGAAATCTGGCTGGCCTATCTGCGGGCGCAGGTGCGGTTTGAATTTGCCGTGCGCTGCCCGGACTGCGGCCAGTACCACGTCATGCGCTTCAGCCACGCCTCCGGGAAAGGCTGCGTCGTCTGGCCGGAGGGGATGGCGGCGCAGGCCGTTTTCAGCGGCAAGGCCGCCCGCTATGTCTGTCCGTGCGGGAGCGTCTGGGACGACTTCAAACGGGACCGTGCCGTGCTCGGCGGACGCTGGCAGGAAGCGGAAAGCGGGCTGGACATGGCGACATGGTTTGCCCGGCATCGCTCACGTTCCGTCGCCTTCCGCTTCTCGGCGCTGGTGTCGCCGTTCGTCGGCCTTTCGGAGACTGCCTCCCGCTTCATCACGGCGGCGGAAGACCTGAAAGTCGGGAAACTCGACGCCTACAAGGATTTCATGAACGGCTACCTCGGCGAACCGTGGCAGGAAGACTACAGCCCGCGCAAGGAAGAGGCCGTGCTGGCCCTGCGCGACGAACGCCCGTCCGGGGTGCTGCCCTCCACGGAAAAGGTGGCGGCACTGCTGGCCGCCGTGGATACGCAGGATTTCGGCTTCTGGTACGAGATCAGGGCGTTCGGATACGGTCAGGAATGCGAATCGTGGCAGGTGCGCTCCGGCTTCGTGGAGGATTTGGACGCGCTCGACCGCGTGCTGTGGCTGCCCTACTACGACGTCAACGGCGTGGAGCACGTCGTGCATCTGGCGGGCATAGACTCGCAGGGGCACCGGACGCGGGAAGTGTACGACTGGTGCATCCGGAACCGCGGGCGCACGCTACCGATCAACGGCGAACGCAGGCTGAAGCAGCCGTACACGCTGGCGAATCTTGAAAACTATCCGGGAACCAGCGTCAAGATTCCCGGCGGCCTGCGCCTGCTGCACGTCCACACGAAATACTATAAGGACGCCCTGCACCGGAAACTGTCCATCGCTCCGGCGGACCCCGGCGCGTGGCACATGAACGCGGAATGCACGACGGAATGGGCGAAACAGCTATGCGCCGAATACGTTGACGATTTGGGGAACTGGTCCTGTCCGAAAGGCCGGGACAACCACGCGTGGGACGTGAGCGTCTACGGCTTCTGCCTTGCGGACTTTCTGGGGCTGCGCTACCAGCAGCCGGAGCTGTACGGACAGGGACCGGGCGAACCCATGCAAACGGAACCCCGGCAGGAACGCCCACGGCGGCGGTGGTAACGGTTGTCTTTTCCCTCCCTTTCAGGCAAGCCTTACAGAAAAGGGGGGCATATGAAGGAAGATATGCGGATAGGCAAGCTCATAGCCCTGCTGCTGTGGGTTGTGGCTGCGGTGGCGGCTTTCGGATGTTTTGCGGAAAATCAGTACAGTCTGGCGTTCGCCTGCATTTTCAGCGGGCTGTTTTCGGGGGCCCTGCTCTGGGAAATAGCCTCATGCGTGGAACAGCTGAAAGGCATCCGGCGAATTTTCGAAAACGTCACAAAAGACTAAGCATCATGTCTTGCCAAGCGCGGCAAACGTCGCTATCTTGAACGCAAGAAGGGCGGCAAGTGCTACCAACACTCACCGCCCCGTGGGCCAGTCCCCCGGCGATTTTAGTTCATCACCAAGTTTCAAGCCCGTGTGAGAATGGCTGTTCCCACACGGGCAAACTCATTTTCTAGCCGCGAAAGCGGCGGATAATGAGCGCCACAATGACGCCGGCCAATACATTGGCCACGACGTCAAGCAGGAACTGTGCCATAGGCTTCCTCCTTTACCCGGAGGACGGCCCACGCCTCTGATAGCGGCTTTTGGGATGAAGCACAAGGCATCTCCCGAAAACGGAGAGGATGACGCGTTCCGTATTGTTCCGCCGATACCTTTTTGGGGCATCCCCATAACCGGCAAGGCGACGTCCGGGGGTCCGTGAGGCCCCGGCCGCTCATGGAGCGGAAAAACGTCGCCTTGCCTTTTTGTGTGCGACGCTCCTCCAGCCGCACCACTTTTGGGTTTCTCCATCCCGCCCCCTCCCGCTTTCCGAGGGGCATCCTGTCCGCCGGATTCGTCGCCCCGCCTCTTCCGGGTGCGCCGGCGGCCACTCCGGCATTGCCATCCATATGCCCTTTTGGGGATGCTCCCGCCAGCAGCCGCCTTCCCCTGTCGGCAAGCCGCCCTCTCCCCGTTAACGTTTCCACGTTGTTCTCCGCACCGCATTAACCCCGTTTGCGCGTTCGCCTTTTTTCTGCTCAATTCTGGCTGATGCTTTCGCCAATCAGGAGCGTGCGGTATGGCGTTTACAAGTTTTCGGGATACGTTGGAACGGATGCGCAACGATCTCGCGTCGGGAAACTGGCGCGTCAAGTCGTATGATATTGACGGGATGCAACGGGAATTTTTTTCGCCCGCCGAGTTCATGCAGATGCTCGACTATGTGGAGCGCAAGGCGGCGGACGAGGCGGCGCGCGATACCGGATACCGTCCGCGCACGGTCGTGCGGAGCGCGGACCGATGAGCCTGTCCGCGCGGCTCGGCAAGCTCGTCGGCCTGTTCGCGCCGGGGACGCGGCTCGCGCACGGCGAACGCATGTACGCTGCGGCCCGGCCCACGGAAGACGCCGCCGGGTGGCTCCCGCTGGACCGGAACGTCAACGACGTGGTGCGGGCAAGCTCGCCTGTCGTCCGCGCCCGCGTGCGCCAGCTGGTGCGCGACTTCCCCTATTTCGACCGGGCGGTGAGGATGCGCGCCGCGCTGGTTGTGGGCAACGGCATCCGGCTGCAAGCCCGCTACTACGGGGCGGGAAAGGCTTCCGCAACGCTTGACGCCGAGCTCAATGAGGCCGTGGAAAGCGCGTTCGAGCGCTGGTGCGAACAGGCCGACTTCTCGGGCCGCCTGCACTTTTACGACATGCAGGCACTGGCCGAACGCCAGCTCCTCGAATGCGGCGAATACTTCTTCATCCGGCGTTTCGACCGTGGACGCTACGCCCTGCAAGGCATCGAGGGCGACCGGCTCACCGGGCACGGCGCGCGGGCGGCGGACGGCAACGCGCTGGACGGCGGCATCGAATACGAAGAAGCCACGGGCCGCATCGCCGCCTACTGGTTTGACGACGGCGCATTCACGCGGCGCGTGGTGCGCGTGCCCGCGGCGCAGGTGATCCACGGCTTCGAGGCGCTGCGCCCCGGACAGCTCCACGGCATCAGCCCGTTCGTGGCCTGCGTCATGGTCGCGGGCGACCTCGCCGAGCTGCTGGACTCGGAACTGGACGCCACGCGCCTGCAATCCAAATACCTCGGCTTCGTGCAGTCGAACGACCCCGTCGGCTTTCAGGCCGACCGCAAGGCCGCGGGCCGCCGGGCCGAACACCTTTCCAACGCGACGCTCGAATACCTCCGGGCCGGGGATTCCGTCACGCTGGCGCAGATAAACCGCCAGTCCGGGACGTTCGAGCCGTTTTTGCGCTTCAACCTCCGCACGCTGGCCGTGGGGACCGGGCTTACCTATGAGCTGCTCACCGGCGACTACGACCAGATATCCTACTCCAACCTGCGCGGCATCCGGCTCGACCTCGCGCAGGCCCTCAAGCCGGCGCAGGAAAACCATATCCGCTGGCTGTGCCGCCCCGTCTTCCGCGACTGGCTGAAAGTCGAAAGCCTGCGCCGCCCGGAGCTGGCCCCGGCCTTTGCCATGCTTGAACCGTGGTCGGACAAATGGATCGCGCCGGGCATGGAATCGCCCGACCCGCTCAAGGAAATCAACGCGTTCCGTGCCGAAGTCGCGCTCGGCGTCCGCTCGCCGCAGGAAATCGCCGCCCGCCGGGGCCGCGATTACGACGAGGTGGTGGACGAAATCGCGGAAGCCAAAACCAAGGCCGAAAGCAAGGGGCTGGGCTTCGGCGACATTTTCACCGCCCCCGGAGGACTCGATGCCAAAAAATAATTTGACGACCCGCAACGCCGCGTTCGGCCTGCGCCAGTCGCCCGCCTCGCTGGACGATACGGCGCGCACCGTCGATTTCGTGCTGGCCACGGAAGGACGCGTCCCCGTCTGGGACTGGGAACGCGGCATGATTGACGAAATCCTGCTCATGTCCGGCTGCTCCTTCCCGGAACAGGTTCCGCTGCTCGACGCGCACAGCCGCTGTTCCATCGAAGATCAGCTCGGTTCCCTGCGCGGCCTGCGCGTGGAAGGCGAAAGCCTGCTGGCCACGGCGCACTTTTCCAGCACCGCCGGAGACGCGTTCCGCAAGGTCGCCGAAGGGCATCTTACCGACATTTCCGTGGGCTACAGCGTGGACGAATCGTACTGGATTCCCGAAGGCGAAACGGGCTTTGTCGGGGAATCCGGGCGTTCGTTCGCCGGGCCCGTCCGCGTGGTCAGCAAATGGACCGTCAGGGAAGGTTCCCTGACGCCCATCGGGGCGGACGACGCCGCCAAAGCCCGCTCTCAACAGTGTAACCCGGAGGCAACCATGCCGAATACGCTCCCTTCCCAGACGACGCCCGAACCCGTCGCCACGCCCCCCGTCCAGAAAAACCGCTCCGCTTCGGAGCCGCTGCCCGTCACCGCTCCCGACGCGGTGCAGGAACCCGTCGTCCCCGACGACGCGGCCCGCGCCGCCGATATTCTGTCCCTCGCCGTCCGGCACGGGATGCCGGAACTGGCGGAACGCGCCATCCGCGAGCATGTGAACCTTGACGCCTTCCGGGCGCAGGTGCTCGACGCCATATCCTCCCGGAACAGCGAGTCCGTCCCCGGATTCCGCGTCAGCATGGGGCAGGATGAGGACGAAAAGTTCCGGGCGGCCGCCGCCGATTCGCTGGTACTGCGTACCTCTTTCGGGCGCGTGGTCAAAACGCCCGCCCCCGGTGCGGAAGAGCTGCGCGGCTTCACCTTGGCGGAACTGGCCCGCGACTGCCTGCGCCGGGCCGGGAAGCCCACGCGCGGCGACATGGACATGGTAGGCCGCGCGTTCACCACGTCCGACTTCCCGTCCATCCTCGCCGACGCCGCGCACCGGGCCGTGCTGGCCGGGGCCGAAGAGGCGCAGGAAACCTATTCCCTGTGGACGGGCGAGGCCACGGCGGCGGACTTCCGCGAGCATACCGGCGCGACGCTCGAATCCTTTTCCACGCTCGACCGCGTGAACGAAGACGGCGAATACACCCACGGCGCGATCAGCGACCGGGGAGCGGTGTTCAGCGTCGCCACCTACGGGAAGCTGTTCAGCATTTCCCGTCAGGCCGTCATCAACAACGATCTGAACCAGTTTACGGAAATACCCCGCAAGATGGGGCAGGCAGCCGAGCGCACCGTCGCCGACCTCGTCCACGGCCTGCTCACCAGCACGGCGAACCTCAAGGACGGCAAGCCGCTCTTCCACGCCGACCGCAAAAACCTGCTGACGGCGGCGGCCATTTCCGCGGCCTCGTTCGGCAAGGCCGTCACCGCCATGGGCACGCAGAAAGACAGCGCCGGCAAGACGCTGGCCTTGCGTCCCTCGTTCCTGATCATCCCGGTCGCGCTTCAGATGGAAGCCTACCAGCTCCTGAACGCAACGGTCATCGGCACGCAGGCGGAACCGAACAGGCCGAACCCGTGGACGAACTACTGCACGCCGGTCATCGAACCGCGCCTCGACGGCACGGGCGCGCTGCCGTGGTTTCTCGCCGGGATGCGCGGCACGTTCCTTTCCGTGGCGTGGCTCGGCGGCAACAAGACCCCTCGCGTGGAACAGCGGCAGGGCTGGACCATCGACGGCACGGAATTCAAGGTGAGCATCGACGCGGGCGCGTTCATCAACGATCCCCGCGCCGGAACCAAAAACCCCGGCGTAGCTCCGGCGTAAGGAGGCTGAACAATGAAGAACTTCATGCAGAATGGTTCCCGGATGCGCTGGAAGAACAACGGTTCCGCAGCGGTGGCTTCCGGCGAGCTGGTGCCTCTGTCCGGCATGGTCGGCGTGGCCGCCACGGATATCCCCGCCGGAGCGGAAGGCGAGCTTGCCGCCTGCGGGGTTTTCCTGCTGGCGAAGGAAGCCGCCGCCAGCGGCAAGGATGTGGCGCAGGGGGCCGCCGTCTACCTCGACGCCGACGGCAAGCTGACCACGGCGGCGACAACCACGTCGGGAAGCGACGCCACAAACAACCTGCGCGTCGGCGTATGCTGGGAGCCCGCGGCTTCCACGGCTGCCGTCGTCAGCGTCAAGATCAACGTTTGAGCTCTGCGGCGGGCGTTCTCCGGGGCGTCCGCCGCTTTTGGAAAAAAATATGTGGCAAGATGTTGTGGCATGGACGGACAAGCTGATGCTGGACGTGCCTTTCAAGCTGACGGCATCGCTTTTCGGCTCTGTCGTGGCTTCGATGCTCGGCGGCGTTTCCGCGCTTGTCGTCATTCTCTTTCTGCTGCTGTGCTGCGATTTCCTGCTGGGTTTCTGCCGCGCGTGGGTGCTCGACCGGATAAGCGGAAGGAAGATGCGGGCCGGTGTCTGCAAGATGTTTTTTTATTTCGTGGCGGTGCTGGTCATGGCGGCGGTGGAACATGCCGTCCGGCAAAGCGGCGTCCCCTTCCCCGTGCGTGATTTTTTCATCGCGTTTCTCTGCATCAACGAGGCGTTGTCGTGCATGGAGCATCTTGCCTTTTTCGGCGTGCCTTTCCCGCACAAGCTGCGGGGCCGCCTGCGCAAGTACCGCGATGCCATTTTCAATGAGGAGAACAAGGCATGAGCTTTGACGCGTCGTTTGAAACCATCGTCATGGACCCCGGCATGGAAGGCGGCCTGAAGCTGACGGACGATCCGGCGGACCCCGGCAGGCTGACCTTTGCGGGCATCAGCTCGGCGTCGTGGCCCGGCTGGCCGGGCTGGGCCGTCATCGAATCCGCCCGCAAACAGGGCACGCTCAAAAGCGAAGGCGTCCAGAACATACTGTTGAAACTGGTGCAAGGCTTCTACAAGAAAGAATTCTGGGACTGCTGGAAGTGCGGGGACCTGCCCGACGCGCTGGCGCACGAGCTGTTCGAGCAATCCGTCAACCTCGGCCACCCGCGCACCTGCCGCCACCTCCAGCAGGTGCTCAACGCCCTGAACGCCGAAGTCGCGCCGGGCGTGTTCCGCTACGGGGCCGACCTCGGCGTTGACGGCGCATTCGGCCCCAAAACGCTTTCCCGGCTGCACAAGGCCGTGGCCGACGGGCGGGGAACCGCCATCCGCAACGGACTCAATGCCCTGCAAGGCGCGCGGTATGTCGAGCTGTGTCTGAAAAACCGCTCCCGGCGGCGTTTTGCCGGGGGCTGGCTCGCGAAGCGGGCCGCATAGGAGGGCCGTATGGACTTGAGACAGGACCTCGCGCAGGCCATCGGCGATCTGGGAACGTACGTCACGCTCGACCCCGACGGCGAAGCCCGCACCGTCTACATGGTCTGCCGCCAGAACTACGGCGGCGTGGACAGCATACGCAACAAGCTGCTGGCGTGGGCGGACTCCGCCAGCATTCCCCCCGGCGCGGACTGGGGCTACGGCCTCATGCTGGCGGAGGACGCCCCGGCGGACATGTCCGAAGCTCCGCGCTTCGACCTGCTGGACGGCATGGGGCAACGCTGGCGCACGGAGGCGGCACGCATGGTCATTGACCGGGACGAAAACGGCATGCCGCATCTGGTGGCGTGGCGGCTGCTGTTGCGCGGCACGCAGCGGGCGACGAGGCGCTGATATGGGTCGCGCCTACAAGACGTCCTACGCCGGGCCGGAACGCTTTACCGCCTTCGGCGGCACGTTCTGCAAGATTGAGCGGTCGGCGGCCCCGGAGCTGTACGCGCTGGCATTACGCTTCCCGGAAGCGTTCAGCCGCGCCCTGCGCCATGCGGGCTACCTGCTGCGCGGCGAGCTCAAGGCCGCCCTGCGCGGTTCCGGGGGCCTGCGGGCCTCGTGGCCTGAGCTTTCCCGGATGCACCAGTACCGGCGCATGGACATGCTCAAGGCCGGGACGTGGAGCCGTGGACGGTGGCATCATGGCAGGCGTTTCCAGCTCAAGCGGCGGCTCGGATACCGGCGCGTTTCCGGGCGCGAGCGGCTGATGGAACGCTGGCGCGGGCGGACCCGCGACGGTTCCCTGCGCGGACGCGCGGCCATGGGCGGGCGGCTCGTCAATGCCATGCGCTACAAGATGATGAACGCAAAGCGTGTCGACGTCGGCGCGGTGACGCCCTCGGCGGCGCGGTTTCTGGAGGCGGTGCAGGCCGGGAAACGCGGTACGGACAACCGCTTCCAGTACACCGGAAGCCAGCCGGTTACGCCCGCCATGCGCCGGGCCTTCTGGGCGGCGGGCGTCCCGCTCGGCAAGGACAAGACCTCGCTGGAACAGCCGGAGCGTCCGCTGGTGGAACCGGTTTACAGGCAGAAGATGCCGGAAGTGGAACGGCTCATGCTGGAACGCATCCGAGAACGTCTCGGGCTGTGAAGACTTGCCAAGAGCCGAAAACGTCGCTATCTTGGGGAACAAGAAGGGCGGCAAGTGCGTCAACACCTACCGCCCCGGCAGACTCGGAGAGTTTGTCGAAGCCTTCTTTCCGGTCGATGCTTCAACCGAATTCTGGCCCCGGCAGTGTTCCCGCACTACCGGGGCCGCGTTTTATCTGTTCGTGTCGAACAGCCTATCAATCAGACGCTTGAGGGCGTAGATTGCGACGGCTTCCAGTACGCGCAAGAGTCTCCTCATGAACGCACCTCCTTTTCCGGGCCTGCCTGAAAACCGGAAAGAAGGCTGTCCTTGCGGACGGCTTGTTGTGGCAGAAAGCGGGAAGGATCGCAAGATGCCTTGCCACGCGACGCAAACGTCGCCATCGGAACAAACAAGAAGGACGGCAAGTGCGTCAACACTCACCGCCCCGGAATGGGGCCAGCCCCCCGTGATTGGGTAATCACAATTTTGCGCCCCGTAAGAATACCACTTCCTACCGGGGCAACTGCTTTAGAGATTCATGAAATGAACCGCCACAGCCGCAAGAACGGCGGCAACGTAGCCAAGAACAGACGGGAAGGCAAGGCCCTATAAAAGTGCGGCCTTTTTGTTTGCCTGAATAGGTAGTTCGTGCTACGCGGAGGCAAACAAAGGAGCTTGTCATGGCAAAAAGAGTAATGTTGTTCTGTGTATGCTGTCTTCTTGTGTCCCTCATATTGAGGACAGAGGCGTTGGCTGGATTCGGCAATGTTGAATGGGGTGCATCCCCGCAGGATATTCAACAGAAACTGGGAATCAAAGAACTGAATAAGAGTCCGTTGCTGACAAAGGACAAATATTTTATCTGGGGCGAAGAGTGGGGCATTGGTGCTTTTACAGATGAAACGGGTTTTTGTAGTGTTATCCTTGTGAGGATGGATGACAGCCGTGACAAAATGTTTGATTTGACCGAAAAAATACACAAAAATATAAAGAAAAAATATGGACTTGGAGAAAGCAAGATTTCTGATATGAATGTAATTGGAACGTATCGTATTGAAAAAGAATGGATTACACCAGATTCCATTATAACCATTAGTGGCTTTGGTTCCGAGGCCAGCAAGAAAAACAAAGAAGGCGGTGGCGTATTAACCATTCGTATTGATTCAAGAATACCAATAGATGCCGATAAATTCTAAAAGGTATGGTATCTTGACATAATCAAAACCCTTCGCTATCCTACACTTCCCTAATTTTGAGAGGCTGTCCGTTGCCTTTGCCAGTCCCCAAGCTGGTGAGAAAAAGCGGAATTTTTGTTTTCTGCCACCATTGCACCTTTTGGCCTCTGGCCTTTGGGATTGCGGTTACATATTGGCGGAACAACGTCCGGGTGTCCGTGAGGCCCCGGCGGCCACTCAAAAGCCGGGGAGCGTTGTTCCGCCTTTTTTTGTTCCCAATCCCAAAATTTTGAGGTGCATCATGTCCCATTCCATTTCGCTTTCCCGTCCCGGTCGTTGCGCCGGGCGCGTGCCGTTATCCCTTCTCGTCTACAAGCTCATCCGTTCCGGAGAAGAGGCCGCCGCCCGCGCCCTCCAATCTTTCCCCAAATGCCGCGTCCGCTGGACGCGCTATGGCACCTCTTTAACTGTGGAGGTGCTGTAATGGCGACCTACCGCACCATCCGCATGGCGTTCTGAAACAATCCCGCCATTGAAGACATGCCGCCGGAACAAAAGCTCCTGTACCTCTACCTGTTCACCAGCCCGAGTACCAACAATCTCGGCGTGCTGTCCGTGACCGTCCGCAAAATCGCCTTTGAAACCGGGCTGGATGAGGACGACGTGCGGGAGTTTCTGGAGGACTTGGAGTTTGACGGACGCATCGTCAAGGAAGACGGCGACATCTGGGTCTGCGGCTTCATCCGCCATCAGTGCAGCACCTCGCCGAAAATCCTCACTTCGCTGCGCGCCCTGCTCCCCACCGTGGAGTCCGCCGCCATCCGCCGGGCCATTCTGAAACGCTACCCCCACCTGTTCGAGGCCGCGCCGTACCCTTCCGATAGGGTATCGCTACCGTCCGGGGAATCGGAACGGGAAGTGGAAAAAGAAACTCTGATCAGGACGCCGGAGCGTGAGGGAGCCTCTTTCGCTCCGCCTGTTGAAGAAACGCCCCTTCCCCTGCACCTGCTGACCGCCCTGCAACGCGACTTCCCCGACGTGGACGTGGACGCCGAAATCGTCCGCATCCGCGACTGGCAGGCAAAGAAAAGGCAGCCCGTCCGCAACTGGGCGAGCTTCCTGCGGACATGGCTGTCCAACGCCGTGCGCGTCCGGGCCGCCCATGCCGCACCTGCTCCAGCCGCGCCCGTCACGCCCGCCGTCCAGCCGGAACAGCCCGTCTTCCGCACCTACTCCGAAGCGGAGAAGGAGCACAGCCGGACGCTGGCCCGCCGCGCGCTCGACGCCCTGCGCGGCAATGGGGCATTCTCGCCGGACATGCCCTGAACCCCGTTCCGTTAACCGTTTTCCATCCTTCCCGACGCCGCGTTAACCCCGTTTGCCGGAAATCTTCTTTTGCGTCTATCCTCCCGCGAAAAAGGAGTCTTCCGTGCACACAACCGTTGGAATCGCCACGCTCTGGGCGGCGGCCCTCGCGTCCAGCCGGACATTGCGCCGGTGGTCGCTCGACCGTTACGGCAAGGCCGTCGCCCTGCGCGTGGGCGTGGACATGCGCCGCCCGCCCGACGAGAGCGACGCGCCGTTCATCGCGCTGTTCCCGGATGCCGTCGCCACCGGGCCGGGACGCAAGGCGAACGAGCACGAAGTCGGCCTGCTCATCGGGCTGAGCGAAGAAGGCTTCGAAAACCGCGAAGGCGTCATGCTCATGACCGGGATGCTCCGGCTCGCAGAAGTCTGGGAGCTGGTCAGAAAAACCGTCGAACAGGCCGTGCCGGGCGTGTCGCTCGGGGATGTTTCCGCCGAGTATCATCTTGCCGGCTACCCGCTGGTCATGCTCGACGCCACGCTGACCGCAACCGAAAGCCTGCCCGTCGGCAGGCGGCTCTAACCTTTCAGGAGGAAACATGCCTCAGTATCAACAGGTTTCCGGCGGCGCGTGCTCGCTGACGCTGTACATGGAAGAGACACCCGGCAAGGTCGCCGCCGGCGCGTCCGGCGTGCGGCTGGCCTTCGCCTCGGAAGACTTCAGGCGCGGCAGCTCGAAAAAGCAGCGCTCCGTCATCCGGGACGCGCGCGGCAGCGGCAAGCCCTACGCGGGCATGGCGAACCTCTCCGGCTCGCTGGAAAGCGCATCGTACGCGCCCCAGCTCGGCTACATCATCCGGGCCCTGTGCGGCGCGCCGGCGACCACGGCAGACGGTGCCGGAAAAGCGCTTTCCGGAGCCGTGACGGACAAGGGCGACGGGCTGGTCGGCCTGCCCTGCGCCGGGCACGGCTTCGTGCAGGACGCCGTGGTTTCCGTCACCGGATCGGCGAACTACGACGGCACCTACCGCGTCGCGCCCGGCGTCACCGCCGACGAAGTGGTGATCGAGGCCCCGTACAAGGCCGAAGCCCTTTCCGGGGCAACCCTGCACCGGGGCCGCGTCTGCGTGCTCTCCGGAGCGGCAAAAACGCTCTCCGGCGGCAAGGTGGCCCTGCCCGTGGAAGGCGGCATCCATGCCCTGAACGCCGGGGAAAAAATCACCATTTCCGGCTCCACAAGCTACGACGGAACGCACGTCCTGCAAGAAGGGACGGAAAACGGGCGGCTCGTCATCACCGCGAGTTTCACCGAAGAGACGTTTGACGGTTCCGCCGTGGCCGTTCCCGTGTTCTACCGCCACGCCTTCGCGCTGCCGAAACGCCAGCCGACCCTGACGATGGAAAAATACCTCGACTTCGAAACGGGCGCGGCTGAAAAGCCCTACCGCCGCTTTGCCTTCTGCAAGGTCAACGGCCTGAACTTCAACTTCGGCGGGGACGACGAGCTGAAGTTTTCCCTCGACTTCGTGGTGGGCCGGGAAAGCGGAGCCGCCGAACCGCTGGACGCCAGCCCGCTCTCGCCGCCCGCCGTTCCCTTCGACAACATCGAAACCTCCGTGTGGATCAACGGCGTGCGCCGGGGCGAGGTCGAAAGCGGCGACCTGTCCAATGCGTTCGGCATTGAAGCCAAGGCCGCCGTCGGAGATCTCGGCCAGTACAGCCGGATGCCCGAAGGCGACCCCGAGTGCAAAAGCACCCTGACCTGTTTCCTCGAATCCGAAACGTTCCAGCAGCTTTCGGAAGACGCTTCCACCGTCTCCTTTGCCGTGGGCATCTGCGCCGTGACCGGCGACGAAGTGTGGTTCCGCTATCCGGAAACGGAACTGGACACGGAAGGGGCGGCCATCAACGGCAAAGAGGGGCTCATGCAGACGGTGACGGTCATGCCGTTTGTGGACAAGGGCGATGCCGTCATGGCCGTTGAACCCGTCAACCGCGTGGAATCCTACGCGTAACGGAGGAAACATGGAATTCATCTCGCACAAGCTCCCCAGCGGGAAAACCGTCGGGCTTCGCGGGCGCACCTTTGCCGAATGGGAAGAGGCCGAACGCCGACGCATCGAAAGCCTTGAATCCATCGCCGGGCTTTCCGCATCCGGGAACAGCGTCGCGGCTGAGGCCCTTGCCCAGCGCAGCGTCATGGATTTCCGCATTGCCCGCCTGTCGCTGTGCGTCGAGGGCTTTGCCGGGCTTCGGGACAGCCTCGACCTGCGCGACATTCAAGAAATCGAAACCTTCTGCGCCAAACTGGAGCAGCCGGAAATCACAGAGGGAAACTGAAACGCTGGTGGCGCTGGGCGGGGGACGCGGGACGCGCGCGATACTGCGCGGCCTGCGTCCGGCGCTGCCGGAAACGCGGACGGCCCGCCCCCTGCGGCGACTGCGACAAACGCGAGCCGCCCCTGCTTGACGCGAACATCCCGGCGGCCCGGCTGGCCTGCGCCAGCGGCACGCAATGGCGCGTCGGCTTCGGCGGGCCGTACGGTCTGGACTACCCCGCCGTCTTCGCCGTGGCGCGGGCGCTCGGCATCACGATGGACGCGGACACGCTGAACGGCGTGGCGCTCATCGAACGCACGCAACTTGAACTCTGGAACCGGGAGAAACACTGATGGCCAACATGGCGACGCGCATCAGCATTTATGCCGACGACAAGGCCAGCGCCTCGTTCCGCAGGGTCGGCGGCGAAGCGGACTCTCTGGCAAAAAAGATCGACGCCCTCAACGCGCTGGGGCCGGGCCTGCGGAACGTGTTTGCCGGGCTTGGCGTCAGCGTCGGCTTTGGGCAGGCCATCCGGCAGGCCGCCGCCTTCGAGACGGCCCTTGTCAGCATGCGGCGCGTCACCTCGCGCAGCGCAAGCGAGCTCAAGGCCGACATCGCCGGGCTGGGGCCGGAGCTGGGTTCGCAAACCCAGCTCATGCAGGGGCTGTATACCGTCTACTCGTCCGGCGTGACCGAAGCCGCGAAAGCCGTGGACCTGCTGACCACGGCGTCAAAGGCCTCCAAGGTTTCCGGGGTTTCGCAGGCGCAGGCCGTGGACGCGCTCACTTCGCTCATGACCGGGTACACCGGGGAACTAAACAGGGCCGCCGAAGCCTCCGACCTCCTCTTTGCCATTGAAAAACAGGGCAAAACCACGGTCGGCGAAGTCATCCCGGTCATCGGCGAACTGGCCAGCGTCTCGAAGCAGGCGGGCATCAGCGCGGACGAAATGGGCGCGCAGTTCTCCGCGCTGACGCTCACCTCCGGCGGCACGGCGAAGGCGGCCACGCAGTACAAGGCCGCGGTCATGGAGCTGCTGCGGCCCAACGAAAAGCTGGCCGGGCTCATTGGGCGTCTGGGATACGAGTCCGGAACAGCGATGGTCAAGCAAAACGGCCTTGCCCGGACGTGGCGGATGCTCGACGCGGCGGCCCGGCAGTCCGGCTCTTCGCTGGCGCAGTTCCTCAGCTCCGAAGAGTCGCTTGTGGGGCTGGCCCCGCAACTTGAAACGGCCTTTGCCCAGCACGCCGCCAATCTCGACGCCATGAACAAAAAAACCGGGGAAACGGACGCCTCGTTTGCCCGCTGGAAGGAAAGGCTGAACGGCCTGAAAGACACCACGGCGAACATGCTCGACAACCTCGGCACGCAAGGCGGCAACCTGTTCGCCCCGGCAGCCGCCGAGGGCCTGCGCCAGCTCAACGACGTGCTGAAACTCCTGTCCGACAACTTCGATACGGTCGCCTCCGGGGCCGTCGTGCTCGGCTCCGGGATTGCCGGAATGACGGCGGCCAAAAAGCTGGCCGCCAACGAAACGGCCCGCTACGCCGCCGAAACCATCAAACTGGAAGCGGCGCAACTGCGCGGGAAGGTGACGCTCCTCGGCTCCGCGCAGGCCGTGGCCATGAAGGCGCAGGCCGATACCGAGGCCGCCCTTGCCGCCCGTAACGCCGCCCGCGCGGAACTGGAGCGCTTTGAAGCCGAACGGCGCAGCGCGCTGGCCGTGCAAAACGGCACGGATAACGCCATCATCCGCGCCGCGCAGGATCGCCAGCAACTTGCCCTGAAACAACAATTGACGGCGGCGGAAACGATATACCAGCAAAAGTTGAAAGCCTTGCCCACCGCTCTGGGCTCCTTCTCAAGTTCTCTGGCCGGTGTCGGGCGTATGGCGAAAACAGCCGGTTCCGCCCTGCTCGGCGCGTTCGGCGGCCCGGTCGGGCTGGCGGTGACGGCGCTGACCGCAGGGCTCGGCTATCTGGCGACGCAGGAAGACGCTGCGACGAAATTTTCCCGCGAACACGCCGATGCGCTCATGCTCGTCAGCGACAACACCGGGACAGCGGCCAGCGCGTTGGACGCCTACAGGGAACAGCTCAAGGGCATGACCGCGGAACGCCTGAAATTTGAACAGGCATCCGTCAGTGCCAACCTCCAGCATGTCGCCGGCGGCGATATGCTGAACGGTTCGGCCTATAAAAACATCATGAGCGAAGTCGTCCCTATGGCCTTGTTCGACGGCAACGCCCCCGCAATGCGGGAACAACTGCGCGAAGCGATGGCTTCACTTTTGCCGACGAACATCGCCAACGCCACGCTCGCGGAACTTGAGGCCGTCAAGCAAAAGCTCATGGAATTGGGCGTGCAGTATAATCGGACCGGCGAAACGTCCTCCGCCATCACCAAGTTCCTTGACCCGCTTATCGCCCTGAAAATCCAGCAGGAAGCCGTCACGGCGCAAGCCGGGAACGTGGCTTCCGGTCTGGACGGCATCGGCGGAAGCGCCAGCGCGGCGGCCTCCGGCGTCAACAGTCTCGTGGTGGAACTGGGCAAGCTCGATCCGAAACGGCTCGCAAACGTCATGTCGAGCCTTGAATTCAAGTCATATGCCAAAGAGCTGAAGGGGGTTGAAAAATTCAAGGCTGAACAGCTCAACGCCGCCGGGTTGTCCGCGGAGGCCGTCAAGGGCGTCATGTCCGGGAACAGGAAGCTGCTGACGCCGGATATTTCCAAGCTGCTGTCTTTAGCCGGGCAGGCCTATACGCCTCCGAAAAAAACAAAGGCCGGCGCATCAAAAGCGGTGTCGGCAAAGACGTATTTGCAGGGCGTGGAAGCGGAAATCGCCGGACTGCTCAACAATGGCGGGGAAGCCTTCGGCGTGAAGCTCGACAAAAAGCTCGCCGAAATCGCCAAGCGCGGCAAGGACGCCGGGCTGTCGCTCTCCGAGCTGACCGCCGTCACCACCCGCTACGCGGAGGCCGCCAACGCCGACAACATCCGCAAGCAGTCGGAAGCTCTTGACGATGTGGCGCTGTCCGTCGCCCGCCTGTCAGGGGACTGGCGGACCGTCAACAAGATGGAGCTGGACAGGGAGGCGGACAACCTTACCCGCAAGCTGCTTTCCCTCGGCGTGGCGCAAGGAACTGTCACCGCCAAGGTCAACGAATACAGAGCCGCCAAGAAAAGGAATCGCAGATCAAGGACGCGCAGGCCGCTTCCGAGTTTTACCGGGACCTGTACAAGCAGGCCGGACAGTTTGGGCTGGCGCAGACATACAACAACAAGCTGCTGGAATCGCAGGCCGACAATCTCCGCAAGAACGTCGGCATTTCCGAAGAATACATCCAGCAGTGGCTGAAGCTGCAACAGCTGGAATCCTCCCGCAGCTGGAACGACGGCATCGCGCGGGCGTCACTGTCCTACGTCTCCACGGCGACGGACGCCGCCGGCCAGATGGAAAACCTGTTCACCAACGCCTTCCAGACCATCGGCAACGTGGGCGGCTCGGCGCTGGAACAGGTCTTCAATGAGGGGCGTTTTGCGGCGGATGAGTTCTTCGCCAACCTGACCCGCCAGCTTGCCGTACAGTCCGCCAACGCGGCGACCAACCAGCTCATCGGCGGCATCCTCGGCCTGCTGACCAATTCCCTGTCCGGGATGTTCAGCGGCGGAAGCTTCTATTCCGGCAAAGGAACGGGGTTCGCCGGATACGACGCCGCGCTCGGGCAGCACGTCGCCAACGTGCCGATCCACCATTCGGGCGGCATCGTGGGCATGGGCGGCGTCGCTACCCGTACCGTGCCGCTGTCCCTCTTCGCCAATGCCCCGCGCTACCACGAGGGCGGGCTGCTCCGCCCGGACGAACGCCCGGCAATCTTGCAGACGGGTGAACGGGTGCTGTCGCGCTCGGACAACGCGAACATGGGCGCGAAGCTCGACGTCATCGCGGACAAAATCGAGGCGCTGGCTTCGGCCATCCAAAACAGCACGGGCGGCGGTTCTCCGAACATCGTCATCGTCGACGACAACAGCAAGGTCGAGAAGTACATGCGCAGCCCCGAAGGGGCGCGGACCTTCCTTTTCCAGATGAACCAGAACCGCGCCGCCGTCAAGAACGTGGCGCAGGGAGGGCGTGCCTGATGGCATTCAGCGGCAAGCTGACGGCGGCCAACCACGCGGATGTGTTCGCCAAGATAACGGCTTTCATCACCGGCGATCCCGCCGTGCCGGGCCGCGACTGGACCGTCGCGCGCCACGACGCCCTCGAATGGGGCCCGGCCACGGTCTTTCGGAATACAAGCCTTTCAGGGACCGAAGAGGTCTATGTCGGGCTGTACGCGGCCACGTATACCGACGGCGTGAAAGGCGGCCTCGTATGCAAGGTCTACAAGGCGTTCGATGCCGCCCCACGCGCAGACGGCGGTACGGATTTTCTTGATACGCGCTACGGCAACGGAACGGGACAAAACGGCACGCACAGCTTTTTGCCCTGCTGGAACGCCGCCATGAATCTGTGGATCTGGAGCAACAAGGCCCGCGTGATGCTCGTCGTGGAGTGCAACGGCCTCTACGGCAATGCCTACCTTGGACAGCTCCGGCGTTTTTCGCTGCCGAGCGAGAACCCGTGGCCTTTGGCCTGCCTGACGGACGGCTACACGAGCCTGTGGCAATACACGACATGGCACGACGCCATCACGAGCACGGGCTCGCGCGATGCGGATCTGCACAGGCGGAATCTGGCATTCGTACGGCGATCGCCTACAGCCACAAGACGGAAGACGAAATCGCCGCCGGCATGGACTGGGGAGCCGCTTCGGCCTCGCGCTTTTTCTCTTCCGGCGACTACTGGCCGGCACTCCCGAACATTCCCCGCCTATACCGCGTGCTGGGCAATACCATTATTCTTCAGTGGCTCATGGACAATACGGAAACGGGCGTGCAGCCGGTCAAACCGCTGGACGCCCCGGCGATGCTGCAAAGTCTCGGCGGCCTGTTCGGGCGGATGGGCGAGATCGCTCGCGAGGGTCAGGACGTTCTGGCAGACAACGAGATCGACGCCGCCGAAGCCCGCCGCATGATCCGCCGGGTACAGGCGCTGCTTGCCGAAGGTGAAAGCCTGCTCGCCGGATTGCAGGCCAATGTCGAAAGGGGGAGATGATCATGGACGCATCCCGTTCCGAACTTTCGTCCGCGCTCGAACAGCTCGATCTGGCCGCCTGCTTGAGCATGGGCTTCGCCGAAGCCCTCAAGGGGGTGGGACGCCTTGAAATGCTCAAGCGCCGGGAACTGCTGACTCCGCCCGAAGTGGAAGAGCTGTACGGCCTGAAGGAAGGCACGCTCAAGGTCTGGCGCTGCCGTGGGGGAGGCCCCGCGTACCACCAGAGCACGAAGAACGCGCCGGTGCTCTATTCGCACGACGACATACAGGCGTTTCTCAGCAAGAGCCGGGTTCGCGCGAGCTGA